CACCGATGGTGGCCTGACCCCATGCGCGCTCCTTGCCGAGTTTGCGCCAGATGACCTTGGCTCCCTTATTCTTGCGGCGGGACATCGGTGGGAGAGGGCTTGTTCACCGAGTCCCTAACGCGGTCGGCGAGCCACCAGAGCCCCAGTCCGCAGGAGATGACGATGGTCGCACCGGCGGCGTACTCAAACCAGGGCGAGTCGATGATGAAGGGGACGGAACCGCAAAAGGCTCCGCAGAGTAGCAGGGGCAGACCGATACGCGGGCCCATGAAGGCGGTGGTCAGGGCACCGATGACGGCGAGACCGGCACCGACGAGCGTCCATGTCTGAGCGGAGGCGTCCTTCTTCACGCGCTCGACCTCCTTCGTCAGCTCGACGATGCGGGCGTCCTTCAGCTGCGAGACGCGGGCGGCTTCCTTCTGGTCGGCCTCGAGTTTCTCCCAAGCCTTATTGACGGCGGTGGCGAGTTTGCGTCCGAACTCCATCTGCTTGGCGTAGTCGATGGGGTCGGCCTTGGTAGCCCGGGCCACGGCGAAGGCCACGTCCGCCTCGGGGGGCGGGGGCAGATAGGACTGGGCGAGGCGAGACTCCGCGACGACGACCTTGGGCTTGTCGGCGTTCTTCTCGATGGCCACGAGGGCAGCGCCTACGCGGTGATCCGTCTTGTCGAGGTCTTTGCCTAGGGTCTGGACGGCGTCAGGCTTCGTCGGTGCCGGAGGCTGGACAGGCAGGGGAGCGTCGGCGGGCTTAGACTTGCACCCAGCCAGGGCCAAGACGGCGATGGCTAGGAGCAGGCGCACGGTCAGCGGCCCTTGAGGGCGTCGAGGGCCTGACGGCCTTTGGCTTCGAGCGAGTCGGCTTTGGCCTTGTGCTTCCTCATGACGAGGGCACCGGCGACGAAGGAGAGGATGCAGAGGAGGAGGGTAATCATGGTGTTATTCGGAGATGAGTTCGACTTTGACGAGGGGGCCGAGGTCGGCGGGGGTCTGCGGGGTGTCGAAGGTTACGCGGATTTTGCTGTAACCGTCGAACATCACAGGCTCTCCGTTGAAAGCGGGGAAGACGGCCTGAACCATGGCGTGGAAATCCACGACGGTTACGAGAGTTGAGATTAGGTAGGTGTAGTTCATTAGGCTTGAGACCAGAAGACCTTGCTGCCGAAGTTGCCCATGCCGAACGGAGTTGCAGCGCTAGCAGTTTGCTCGACGACTTCGCAGTAGAAGTTAGTGGTTTCTGCGGTGCTAGTCGTAGGCCCTCCGGTGCTGGTTGCCACCTGAGAGTCATTGACCCACAGGGTGACGTTGCCCGTGCCGTCGGAATACATTTTCCAATCAAAGACCTGTCCGAGGACTGGCGTGAATGAGGATGTCGTTTCCGTAAGTACAGATCCGGTGCTGACCGTCATAACAAGGGCAACAGACCCTCCACCAGCGACACGCCATCCGATGCCAGCGTCACTCGATTGCATCCCACCTGTGCCTGCGGAGGCGCGACCGCCAAGCATGACGCGAGCAGTGCAGTTTGCGTCACCGTTTAGGCCGCTGGTTGTTTCGGCAGACTGACCGAGCACGGTTCGACCACTCAGCCAGATCTTGTTGTTCCATTTGCGAGCAAGAGATGACGACCCACGTGTCATGGCAGCCATGCCGATGCCGCTGAATGAGTAGTCAAAAATATACATCCCATATCCAGCCACTGTAGCATTAGGGCTACGCATTGCGTGCCAGCGCTGGGTTGCAAAAGTGAACGTAGAATACGCACCGGTACCGCTCGTAGCGACATTCCCACCACCGAAGAGATTGATGTAGCCAGGATACATCAGCATCTCGCGGGTCGTGTCGGGCGTCATGCCGAGCGTCGAGCTCGAGGGACGCAGGGCTTCGTCGACGGTGGCGAGTTCGACCTTACCAGCGGCGGTCGTCGAGGCGGCAGGGACTTCCTGCTGCACGAAAGCGGTCGTGGCGATGGCGGTCGTATTGTTGCCAGTGGTCTGCGTGACTGCGGTCGTGCCAGTCGGCAGGGAGGGCGTGCCAGTAAAGGTCGGGCTTGCGAGGTCGGCCTTGTTCGCAGCGTTGGCGATCGTGAAGTAAGTGGAGCTGGCCGACGCGGTCGTCAGGTAGTTCGATGCCGTCTCGACCGCCATCGTGCCGAGGCCGAGGTTCGTGCGAGCCGTGCCGGTGTTCGCGAGGCCGCTCAGGTTGTCGGCCTTGAGCAGGAAACCAGACGAGCCAGGGTAGGCAACGGTCTGGACGCTCGTATCAGGGAAGCGCACCCCCTGCCCGGACGTAAACAACTGAAGGCCCGAAGTGCCGTTAAGCTGAAAAGAACTTCCCGTGCCCGAAAAAGTCCGGCCCTGAATGTCACCAGCGGCGAGATTCAAATAACTGTAACCAGAAGATAATGAACCAATCAGGATGCTACCGTCAGAGTTAGGGCTGGCAGCCGTTCCGTCTAAGGTGAAGTTGCCTTTCAGTTCTCCGTTGGTCTTGAGTGCGTAGGTGGTGCTGGCCGTGGACGTCGTGAGATACGACGACATACCTGCGAGGGTCTGATACGTCGAGGCTGCCGTCGTCGCGGCGAGTTTCAGGTCTAAAGCCGATTGGAGATCGGTCTGCGCCGACAAAGTACCTGTCACAGTTCCCCAGGCTACGGAGGTCGCAGGAGTGACGCCGCCAACGTTGACCACCCAAGCCGTGTACGTTCCCGAGCCCGTGTGATGGTTCACGTCCACCGTCAGGACGCCAGTGCCAGAGTTATACGTCAGCACCTCGCCGTGCATATGGTTCGACGCGTTGTAAGAAATCGTGATGTTCTGGGTCGGCGTGTACGAGAGGCCCGTGCCAATCGTGAAGGTCTTGTTCCCGTTGCTGACAGTGTTGCTCGTCGTCGAGGTCGTCAGGTAGCGGTCGCCAGGGATGACCACATCCCAAGCCGCGTTTTTTCGAGCGTACTGCGATCCGTCCGAGGGGGCGTCGTTGACGACAGCCAGGGAGCCGAGGCCGAGATTGGTCCGAGCCGTGCCGGTGTTGGCCAGCCCTGCCAGATTTCCGGCCTTGGCCAGATAGTCCGACATACCCGAGAGGGTCTGGTAGGTCGAGGCCGCCGTGGCGGAGGTCAGGTAGGGCGTCAGCGCCGAAGCCGTCAGAAACGAAGAGGGGTTGCCTGTCAGGGGATAGAAGCCAGCGGTCACCCAAGACTCGGTTGCCAAGCCCGTCAGGTTGACCGTCACCCAGTCGGTCGCGTAATCGACGCCCGAGGTCTTCTGAAGGAACTGGCCAGAGGTGCCGCCAGCGGGCAGGCCGATACCAGCAGGGCCAGCAGGGCCGGGGACGCCGACGCTGCCCGTCAGGGTGCCAGGGATGATGCCCGAGATGGTGCCCGAGATGGTGGACTGGTCAGCGGAGAATACCCCCGAGATGGTCCCGAAGGTCGAAGCCGTCGAGGTGATCGTCGCGTCGGGCATGGCTTAGACGGTGACGGAGTCGATGACGTTGACGCGGAAGAGTTCGGTGCGCGAGATGGTCGAGCCCGGGAAGACGAACTTGATGTCCCACTTGCCGAGGCCGATAGCCCAGTCAGCGGTCGAGCCCGGGTAGGTCACCGTGAAGGACAGGCCGTCGCCGGCCTTGGTCACCGTCATCGCGTAGACGTTGTTCTGGCGGTCTTCGAGGGACGAGCTGATGGTCGTCGTCAGGAGGTTGGCCGGACCCGTCGCCCCGGGCGTCCAGGTAAAGGTGCAGGCGAAGGTGTTACCCTGCGAGACGGTTACTTGATTAGTGCAGCTCATCGGGTCTTAACCTTGCCCCGATTGGAAGGGGGGGGTCAGAAGGCCGTAAAGGTGTCGATGTCCGTGATCGACGTGATGGCGTTCAGGCCGATGTCCTGACCGAACCAAGCCGCGAAAGGCGGGTCATTCTCAAAAGCGTCTGACGTGGTCGTGGCCGTCCCCCCGCTGTAAGTCACTGTCAGGCCCACCAAAGAGTCCGTGATGTCCTTTAGGTCTAGGAGGTTGTCCACGCTGGTGTAAACTGGGTTGGTCGTGTCGTTCCAAGTAGCGTCATAAGCCCCTACGCTGATGTAACTAGGGGAAGACCCGAACCCATTGTTATATCCAACAATCGGCCCTGCGTGCTCTAAGTGGGGGTTGCTGTTTACGTCCACCCAAAATTGATAATAAGGCCACCCGGCGACCCGGACGAACAGGCCGTCGTCAGGGTGAAAGCCTGAGTCTATGACCAGGTTGTGATACTGCGTGCCCGGGCCGACATACTTTTGCCACTGATCGTAAGCGCCGATGAGCGGGCAGCGCAAATGAGCCCACGTCGAGTAGGCCCCCGTCGTCGACTGTCCGATGACCTCGCCCATCAGATGCGGGCGTAGTAGTAGCGCGCCGTGATGCCAGCCAACTTGATGCGGTCAGCCCAGAGGGAGCCGCTGACGTTCTGGTTTACCGTGAAGGTCGTCGGGGTCGTGATGCTGTCCACGGTAATCGTGCCGATGACAAGGAAGCCCCAGACGTTGTCGTCGGGGGTAGAAGGTGCCACATTGCCGCCAATAATTACCGGGTATTGGTTGCTTGTATCGTCGTCGTCTGGGTAGGTGTAAGGAGCCGCAGTCTTAGGCCCAGCCCGGAGCGTGATGTAAGAGGTCTTCGTCGTTGCGTCGTAATTCGACGAGACCAGTTCCCCGGTCGGAGGGTTGGCCACCCCAGACGTGACGCGGTCTAACTTGACCTCGGTGCTACTGACGTAGTCGTCAATCAGAGGGACGAGGTTATTGATGGTGCCGGACTGGACCTGATAGGTGACGGTCGTGGCGCCGCCCGAAGTCCGCAGGGCGACGTTGATAATTTTGAAGGGGTGGCCGGTGACTGTCGTCGTAGCGGACGGAAACGGGTCAGACGTGTCCAGCGTGAACCCGTGCGAGGACGAGTCGAAGTTATAGCCGACTCCGGGTTGGATCTTCATCAGGCGGGAGCGTAGACCGCCGAGTTGTAGCCCTCGCGGTTGAAACGCAGCTCATACTGGACCTTGTAGAGCAGGCCGAAGTCTTCAAAGGATACCTGAGCCAGGAGCAGTTGTTTTTTGCCGCTGATCTCGAAGGCCGTTCCCATGTAAGTCGGAACCAAGTCCTTTGACGCAAAGGAGCCGTTGCCGGAGGTCTTGCCGACAGCGTTCCGCAAGTTGATGACCAAGGCCGAGCTGCTAGTGTAGAAAACGCCGGATAGTGAACACTGCGGGGCGAGGTAGCTCGTCTTGCCGTAGAAGTCCTTGAACTCGGGCTTCTTGAACCCGAGGAACTTCCGGCCAACTGCGGCCTCAAAGGTTGCGCCGTTGTTGCCAGCGTATTCCGCAGGGTTCGTTCCAGCGACAGCAGGGTAAGCAGGGGTAGCAATCGAACCAGTGCCGACGCCAGCAATCGGTGAACCCGAAAAGCCAAGCGGGGTGGCGACCTCGAAGAAGTTCGGGTGGGTCGTGATGTTCTCCGACGTCAGGCCCTGCGAGCCGGTAATCTGCGGATCGGTCGAGGCGCCGTAGCCAGGGTTGATGCCCACATAGTCCACCGAGTAGGTAGCGATGCCAAGGTTTTCGAAAGATACTGAATACTTGTGAGCCTTGCAGTATGAGTAGGCCCCCTGCGGGCAGGCCGACCCACGGTTAATCGTGCCACCGATGGACGCCGTGATTGCGGCCTTGAAGACGATGGTGCCCGTGGCGAGTCCGTAGCCATCCTCTTGGAACTTTGCCCCAGGCTGTTGGAGTACGGTTGTTAGGTTATTACCAGTATCGACGCGTGCCATAAATTATTTGGATTGGGTGCCTTTGGTGAAGTCGCCTTGACCGGCGGGAGTGCTGCCGGAGATTTTCTGGAGCTCGGCGAGCTGCTGCTCTTGGATTTCAATCTGGCGGGCCATGGCCTCCATTACCGGGTTCGGTCCGACGCCGATCACGTTGGAGAAGCCTTCGGGTCCTTTAAAGTCTGCGGTCTTTCCTTTTATGCCCTCAGAAATGGGCCCTTGCTTTGCCATATCCTCGGCCAAGATACGCCGAATAGCATCTTGGATTCTTGGGTCTTTAGAGCGCTGTTGGGCAATCTGTTCCGAGATGGTCGTGCCTGCAAGGCCGAAGGCAGGGGTCTTTCTGTTGGCATCAAATCCGAAGAGGGATTTGGCGCGCGGGTCATTCATTAAGAACTCAAATGCAGTAGTTTCAGGCTGTTGTTTAGCCTGCTCTGTCTTGAGTTTATCTTCCTTGATGCGTGCCACCTTGCGAGCGTAGTAGACGTCTTCGGCTGCCATGCGCTCGTTTACGCCATCGATAGCGGCTTTATTTGCCTCTTCCTGTTTCTGCTTAATCTTGTCGAAGTAGTCAGTAACGGTCCGGGTGAGCAAACCGAACAGAGCCATCGGGCCGGCGACAGAAAGGAAGATGTCCTTAAAGGACTGACCGAACTTCTTCTTGATGTCCTCGACCTGCTTGGCCATGCCCTCAGTGGCCTGCTTGGCCTTGTCCATGGCCTGCGGGACGTCGGAGGTCGTCTTGATGTTGACTGTCAGGTCTTGGGCCATGTCAGGGGGTGCTTTCCTTTGCAGGATTGGAAGCAGCCGCGGCGGCCTCCTTGGCTTCCTCCTCGGCCATGAAGGCTTCCTCCTCGGGCGACATGATCGCCACGTCCGCACCCTTGCGGATAGCCAGGGCGGAGTTGAGCCAGATGGCCTGGCACTCCGGCATCTCCCACGCCCGTTGCTCGGGCACCCCTGACGCAATTAAATTAGCGACAATACTTAGCGGCCAAGGCACGCCCTTGTCGCCGCCCCCTGACTTGGTCTTCGACTGCTCCCAGAACTTCGGCCAGTCCTGGACGAGGATATAACCGGCGAAGGCTTCGACTAGGCGTTCAAACTTTTCCGGCCTGCGACCTAGGTGCAGGATACGCAGTTGGTCCCTCCAGCCAATCTCGCCAAGCTGCTCTTCGGCGCACACTTGGCAGGCGAAGATAAGGTCGGCAGGGGTGATGCCGCGGGTGCCGGTGACCAGCGGGGAGTCAAAGGCCATCAGACGCACCCGATACTTGAGGCACCAGGGGTAAAGAGTTCGACCCAGAATCCTGAAAGGAGCCGGGTCGACGTGAGCGTTGAGGAAGCGACGATCCACTGTCCTCTAGACTGTCCCCCTTGCGGGGGTGTCAATTAGAAGGTAATACCTTCGTAATCGATGGCCGTGACAGTGACCGACGTAAAGCCCTTGTTCGTGCCCTTGTCGTCAATCTTGGTAATCACGCCAGAGAAGGAAACCGAAGCCGAGCCAGCCGGATAGGCGGAGGCGGTGTTGGTCGTGAAGGCGAGCGTGGCCCCGAGGATGGGCATGGTCGAGGTCTTGGCGATGCCTTCGATGGTGATCTCGCTCTTGCGGTCATCGAGGCGGTGGGTCTTGGTCAGGCCATCTTCATTGACCACGGTGGCCTCAGCGTTGAAGGAAGACGAGAGGCTGTAACTCTGGACGAAGAGGTTGGTGACAGTGCCCGCGACTCCGTAGATGCAGGTGGTTCCGTTTGAGATGGCGGCCATTTGTAATTGCAGGCTTTGGAATTGGCTTAGGCGGGCAGGACCACCAACACGTCAAAGGCGAAGGAAGTCGCCCAGGAGCGCTCGTCGATGCCCTCGTCTTCGGACTGCATCGTGACGTCGTAACAGGCTGCGTCGGTCGAGGTGACGAAGGCCGCCTTGATGCTGGTCAGGTCACGCATATTGCCGGACAGGGCCGCGCAGCGGGCGCGGTGATCGGCGAGGGTGGTGTCGTCGGCGTTCGAGAAGAGGGTAATGCGGACCGAGCAGCTGAAGTTGCCTTCGCCTTCGGGGAGGTCGTTAGGGCTGCGGGCGGACTCGCAGAGGACCACGGCCTTGGGCAGGGTCTGGGTCGCGGCGCTGTCGCCCGTCAGGAAGGCCACGGCGGTCAGCCCGGTCTGGGTGGATAGGTAGGTGGCCAAGGTGGCCTCCACGATATGCCTAATGCTCTTCGTACCCATTGTACCTTTGCCCGCTTTGGGAGGTTAGACCTTATTCCTGCGCTTCATGCGCTCGATGTAGCCCTTAAGGTCGCTGGCCATCTGCGTCTCGCGGTTAGCCAGGGCAAGGTTCAGGGCGTTGGCCTCGCTGGCAATGGAGTTCACATTGCCCATAAGGTTGCCAATGGTGATCATGTATTCCTTGCCCGTCTCGACGACGCGGGAGTAGCCGCCAGCCCCTGCGTGCCGGGCGATGTAGGTCGCCTTACGAAGGTCGGCGCCGAAGTTCCTAGGGCCGTTCTTGCCCGATGGCATAGGCAGGGTAAGAAGAGCTCGCAGCCAGCCAGCCTTGACGCGACCTACTTCGACCTGGCGGGTAGCCACGTAATCATCCAATGCCTTCTTGCTTTCGACGAGCTGACGCGGTTGGCCTATGCGCTGATTCCTTTTGATGCGTCCGCCGAACTTGCCCTTGATAGCGTTATGCTCGGCCTTGAGGTCTGTCACGGTGTCGAAGCCGTAGGTGTTGGACTTCGTGGGCACGCGGTTGAGGTAGTTCTTAGCCTTGAGGAAAGCCCGGGTGTGGTCGGGGTCATTGAGTATCTTCGTCATGATCGGCGAGATGCTCAGGGACTGGATGCTGGACTTGCGGACAATCTTGTCGAAGGTCGCCCGGTTGTTGGTCTTCGCCGCGTGGGACAAGCTGCGGAAGACCGCGGCCTTCTGGCTGTTCGGATTGCGGTCGCCGATAGCGATGAACATCTTGCGCGTGTCCCCGGCGATGGCTTCATTGCCAGCCGTCTCGGACTTCTTGGTCAGGCCCCCGCCGCCACCCTTGACCAGGGGCGGAGTGAAGCGGGCCAAGTCTTCGCAGATAAGAGCGGCCTGCTTCTTGGCGGTATCCTTCTCGGCCATGCCGGTCTCAGCTGAGAGGCGCTGAAGCATGGCCATAAATGAGGCCATAGACTTCGGGTTAACGGAGACCGTCACCATGGCCTTATTGATTGTCGTCGATAACCAACAGCGTGATCCATGCCGACCCGGGCTTGTAGGTCTGGCTGGTAATGCGGACGGTCTTCCCGCCGGCCACGATCTTCTTCCCCTGGGCAAGGCTGGCGATGGGTGCCCCCGCCGACAGTAGGGCCGCCGATGCCCCCATAGACCCGTCTGGCTGGCTCCAGGAGGCCGTTACAGCGGGGAGCCTGACCGAGTACTGGGTCCGCTCCATATACCCCCCTGCTTCGAGCACGGTCGAGACGGCGGGGTCGGAGATGAGGCAGGAGAAGGTGATGGCACCAGAGTTGGCCGAC